GTGGAGATATCCCCTGCTGGGCCTTGAATGCCTTGCGGTCCTTGTGGACCTGTAGCGCCTGTCTCACCCTGAATGCCTTGAGGGCCCTGCGGTCCTGTAGCTCCTGTATCCCCCTGAGGACCAGTAGCCCCTGTTGCTCCAGTGTCGCCTTGGACACCCTGAGGCCCCTGGGGACCAGTAGCCCCCTGAGGACCAGTCTCTCCCTGAATACCCTGTATACCCTGTATACCTTGAATCCCTTGCGGACCAGTAAAATCAGAAGTAGTAAAAGAAGTCCCGTCTGTATAGTTTACCGTAAACGTGCCATTGCCGTTATCGACGGTTGATTCTACGCCAACCCCAGTGTCACCTTTGTCACCCTGAGGTCCCTTTCGCTCTAAAGTGACCGTGACCTTTGCCATTATACTGCTGTTGAAATATCTTCTTTAATAGTAAAAATTCCCCTGAGGACAGTCGTCACCTTTTGAAACCCGTTAACCAAAACCTTATACTGAAGATCATAAGGGAATCTACCCACAGGAAGCTTAGAAGTTGATTCAGCGGTTGCCCTTAAAACTACATTGCCTAAGTCATCAATATCCTCAAAGGTAAAGATAGGCGATTCAGCCTGTTTAAGTTGAGAAACACCCTTCGTCTCAGATTCTGTCAAAGATGAACCAGCAACAATTGTAGGAAAGGATGACCTAGATGCCACTTGTCTTTGAGCTGGAGACTTAACTTTGATGGTAAATTCATACTCATCGGTCAATAAGGGTAGGTTTTCGCTTGCGCTATCCTTAAAGTTTAGATACAACTCAAAAGAATCACCACGCTTAATAGTGATGTCTAACTTCTCTGATACGTCTAAGTTTGCTTTACTAGCCATGTTAGTTCATTTGATTTGGTGGTTGCTGCATAGGCATAAGACCCTGAGGGATAGGGGCCATCATTTGAGATAACTCGCCTCGCTTACCATCCCTCTGAGAGATTAACTTGCTCTGCTCGACAGCCTGCTTCTTTACTCTATCATCCTTTCTGTCCTCCTTGAGAACCTCAAGCTTCTCTTTGAATTCCTGATCATCAGATCGAACGCCGAGAATAGCTTGAGCCTTAATCATTTCGATCTCCTTCTTAAACTCATGCTTCATCTGCTCCATCTGAGCATCTAGCTGGGCTTGCATCTGCATCTCCTGAGCTTTTAGCTGAGCCTGCATCTGCATCTCTTGCTGCTTAGCTTGAGAAGTAGCCATAGCAGATTGCTGCTGAATCTGAGCCTGCTGCTGAGAGTTCTGCATAGCCATCTGTTGCTGCTGGGCCATGCGCTTCTTACGACGCACAATAAGCAACCTCTCGGCTTGATTGATATCTTTCAACTGTCTAATTGCAATTGCATCCTCAATATCCAATTCTTTTTGCTGAAGAGACATCTGGATGTTTTGTTCAAGGTATGCCCTATCTTGATCCTCCATCTCTTTAACAACCCTAACTCCAAAATTGTACATAGGGAGGCTGTTGAATGAAGATAACACGGACATATTTTCATCCCCTATAGCGTTTGCGTATATGCTGTAAAGGACAGATTCTGGTGGGATGATCTGAAGGCACTTAACTATATCCTCACACACCTTCTTAAACAGAACCATAGAGGCGTTTGTGATATCGTATATAGCGTTGTTACCTGCGGCAATAGCTTGCTGCTGAACACCAACGAGTGTATCGCCTTTTGGTGTAGAAGCATCCATCATTTCATTAATACCCGTAGTATCTCGGATCAAACGCAGGTAATGGTTGTACAACCCAATCAGCTCATTAATGTTTCTAATGGTATTCCCAATCTCTCTTACAGGAGGATTCTGGAATCCGCCCTCTGGGTTCTTACTTCTGTAGTAGAATACACCAGTCTGCTCGTAGATATCATGCAAATCCAGTGGTTGCAGCTCTCCGCCCTTGCCGAGCTGAACATTCTCCAACCCCTCGATATCAATGATTAAGCCGTCTGGTTTAGCCTTAGCAATAGCCTGTTGAATCTTAAGGTGAGTCAATTGGAGCATATCGGCAAACCCAATACAGGACTCCACCATTGACTTAGGCATAATGTTTCTGATGTTTGTAGCCACGGCAGAATAAGACATCTTAGCCTTTGATATATCCTGCATGTTCTTTGGTACATTCTTAGCCCTCCCGTAATTGAACATGTAGTCAGTACCAAGAACATAGCTCCCCCCGTAAATGGTGTTTATTTCCATTCTGTGAGGAGTTCTTTGGTAAACGCTGCCCTGCTTTGGATCATAATCAAACCCCTTCATAAAAAAGTTCGTATTCCCAAATCTGTTTTCTTTTTCCTCGAAGTGGATTGCATCAACGGAAACAAACTCGAAGTCAAGCACATCAACCATATACTCGTCATACCCGTACTCATTTCGCTGCAAGTGCCTATTATAGCTAGATGAATTCAAGTAAGAAGAATCATTACCAAACTTATTTCTTACCGTGGTGGCAATCTTCTTGAAATCCTCCTCTTCGATCTCATGACCAGCCAGACGCTTTAGCTCCTGAATAGAAATTCGCTTGATGTGACCAGCATAAATAATATCATCAAAGTTTGGATCCTCAGTGTAACTGTGTATAAAGTTTATTGGGTCTATATACTCAGTTTTAATTCCCTCGTTAGGATCATTGCTTCTTTTAACAACGGCCATACCGATCGAAACAAGATCATTAACACACCTTCTAAACACACTGTCATTGAAATTATTCCAGGAGAGCGTCATGTTGGTTCCGATTTGAGCTGAAACCTCAGCATCGGTTTTAACATTTGTCCCCATGAATATTTCTGTCTCCTCTTCAGACTGGGGAAGTTGCTCTGGGTCTATGTCCAGAACCATACCCGTCTTATCCTTAAGCTTGAGAAGACGCTCTCTGTTCGCTACCTGAAGTTCAATACTCTTTTTCTTTCTATTTTTTTCAGAGGAAGAAAGAGGGTCCACGGCCTCTAAGTTTGGGTATGGCTCCCTGGACAGTATTTTGTTTACTACAACGCGAACAAACTTAGGTAAAATGGGAACGGGAGTGTAATCAAGATTCAATAAGCTCCCATCTCCGTCATTTGGGTTCAATGACCTAAGAAGCTTTTTGTATATATTTGTTGACTGTACGCCATTAGCATAGTCTCTGTTCTTTTCAATCCTGGATGATCTCTGACCAAACAAAGAATTGGCCTCGGTACTTTTCCCCCACTGAGACTCTATTGCCTTAGCATACTGCAAGCCGTACTCCCTGCTTTCCTTTTTTCCTGTTTGGGCTAAAGGATCTGGAAAAGAAGTCCCCTTCTTTTTACTGTTTATATTATCCATGGATTTTTTTGCAGTGTATGCGTATTCTGCAAATATAGCAAATCCGTCTTAGACCTTATATCTCCTGAAAAAGCGCTTCTCTGAAAAATCCGCAGGTGGCTTTTCTTTCTTTGCTTTTTGTGCAGCAAGAAGCGCTAACCCCGAACTAATAGTCAAGTCAAACTTGGTTCTCTTGTCGATCTTATATCCTATCCAGTCCTCCAGCGTTCTATTAAAATACATCTTTCCGATCTCCCCGCTCTCAAGATTAATACCCACATGATCGTGAATATAAGCCTCAATTGCATGAGCATGAGCCTGAATAACATCCTGTGAGTTAGATGGTATACCCTTGGTTCTAACGCTAGAGGAACTGGCAGACTTCAAGTGTTCTGGGCGGTCCATTAAGTAACCATCGTAACCCCTTGATTCAAAGTATCTTGCAATGCCGTACTTATTGTTCTCTATAAGTATCGGGTACCCATAGTGAAATGCACACATAAGAACATCCTCATAGAATATGCTAGCAAGGTCTGGACGAGAAGCGTACTCCACAACAAACATATTAGGCGGGACATCCATATTGAATTTATTGTAAAGGTGTAAAGCACCCTTGGAGCCCCTGCTATCTACAGTCACATCGAGATCATATGAGTCAACGCCACCCACCCCTATATGTGCATTTGGAGCGACTCTCTTGCCTCTGTTGTCGGCTTTCTTATTTGCTAAGTGAGCTGGCGGCAACCATGCAACACGGAACCTACCATTCGGATCTGGAGAGAAAACAACCTCCTCATCTTTATTCTTCCATATGAAGTTACCCTGAACCACTGGGTTTGGAAATAGATCATCGTTGCTCTCTATCTGCTGATATATTTTACCGATATTAAATAAGCTCCCCTCAATGCTGTCCCTGAATGCCTCATCTTCGGTAAAGGGAAACTGCCTAATAATCTCATTGAGCTCTGATGGGTCATTCTTAAATGACTTCCTCTCGTTCTTTAAGTATGACTTCGCACCCTGATTCACGAAGTCACCATCAACTCCAATGAGCTCCTTCTCTGGCTCATCTATGACAGCATTCCCATACTTATCGAAGAATCCCTCTAAGGCCTCATAAGCTGGGATGAATATTCTGTAAAGACCAGACCTGGTTCGTCCATTATTGTTTCTTTCATTGGGATCAGAATCAGCCCATAATCCTCGGTACTCATCCCCACCCTTGTCCATTGGGTTCACTGTACTCCCAACAATAGCCTTCCCCACTATGCGCTTACCAACAATAAGGCATGTTCGCTCAATACGCCAAGCCTCCCTTATGTCCGATGGCTTCTCCCACTTCCCAGCCTCATCCAAATACAACATATGTAGCTTCTCACCGTCATATGCGTTGTTCGTGGTATTCTTCCAGTTTATTACTGTGTTCAGCGCGTCCCCTCTGTTTGAGGTCTTGTTGTTTTTAGTAATTCTTTTCGAAGGCTCTCTGAAAGCGAGCTCCATGCGGGGATTCGTAGTACCATCCTGAATTGGTTTGAAGAAGAACGGGTAACTGCGGAATATCGCAACTACTTTCTTCATGAAAATGTTTTCCTGCGCGTCTTTACCAGTCTTTGACTGAATGCCCAACAACTTCTCTTTAACTTGACTAGCCTCGTCCACAAGGACAGAAGAGCATATATTAGTGTAGCCAGAACGACGACACTTAGTATAAAGCTGACCGAAACAACGGGGATCAGCTTCGCAAGCAGCCATGTGGAGAAAGATTTCCCTTTGGAAAGCGAGGTATGATGGGTATCCGATATCAATTTTAGACCATTGTAGAAACATATAGTGT